AAAAATTTTCCAGTAGCAAGATACCACTTACCTATTCTTTGCGCTTCTGATTTAGTTGTTATTCCAAAACTCAAAATTTCTTTTTCTACAATTCCAAATTTTCTAATTAAATTAGAATCTTCGACATAAATCACTTTATCTTTAAAATTATCATATTTATCTAAATATGGAACTTTTGCAACAGAAAAAGAAGTATTTAAATCTCCAGAAGCATATGTAAATAAACCATCTTTTACATTTGAATTTGTAAAAATATAAACTGGATTTTGTTTAACGTCTGAGCTTAAAGATAATAATCCATTTTTAAAATAAAACATTCCTCTAAAAATAGAAGAAAGATCAGTTAAAGCTTTTAACCCTTCAACTTCATTATTTATCAAAACATTACAAGAAAATCTAGGTTCCAAATAATCATTATAATTTGAATGTTTTGCTACACAATATCCGCTGTTAATATTCAGATCTGTTTCAAAAATCTTCCTGCTCATGTGTGAAACGCTAACCTCTGAATCTTGAGATCTATAAGGTAAATTTAAATTAGTTATTCCCATAAAAAACTTAAGAATAAAAATTTTAATTTGATCCTCAACATTTTCATTTGGATTGTCTTTTATATACGAAGACAATAACTTATATAAATCACCATTTAAATTTTGTTCAATTATTTTTCTTGGCCCAAAATCATCGCATAGTTTTATAGTAGCCACACCAGCCGATAAAGTTACACCACAAATTAATTTTTTATAATTAAAATCTACATTTTCGTCTAATTTATTTTTCAGATCATACAAATATATTAAAGATCCAAATGGATATATCTCTTCTAATTGACTCAACGTATATGAAGTTGAAAAACTAATAGAATTATAATTAGCTTCTCCTATTTTCAATGAGTTATCGAAATAAAATAAATCTGGATTATATTTTGTATAAGAATTCGTTTTAACTAATTCATCGCAATATTTTGACAAAGTTAATAACTGCCATTTATTCAGATCAGTTTCTTTAATTTGTCCTTTAGCCATTCCATATCTACTATTCGTACATAGATCATAAAATATCCAAGAAGGATTATTTGTCCATTTTAAAGTTCTACTGAAATCTCCAGACCAGTTCCCTATGTATTCTCTTGCTTCTCCATCATAATTATCTGGAACTCTTATTTTTAATAATTTACAATCATAAGATCTAACTGGAATATCATTAAAATGTTTAGAACTTACTGAATTATAAACAACTGCTGAATAAGGAAAAGAAAATGGATAAGAAATATTTTCCACAACAGAATCTAATGATATACTTCTGTTTTCTGTAATTGATCCAGAGACACTCCCTCTTAAACTATAAACACTTAAAATAAGATCTGGAAATTTGTTATTCTGCCTATCAGAATCTTCCACTGAAATTATGAAAGGAAGTATTATTGCACCGCCTTTTGCTACAAAAGAGCAATTTATAAAAGCATAGTAATTTTTTTTATCAGATAAATTTTCTACGTTGATAATAAAACCTGCGTAACCAGCACTAACACTTCCATTGTCAGTAAGATTAAATAAATTATCCACACTTACATTAAACTCAAAAGAGTCTGCATATTTATTTTGCACAGAATGGCTTACTACAAAAGCGTAATTTTTATATTTTATATAATTTTCATAATCAACATTGTTTGATCCATCATCAAAATTCACAACATCACAACCACGAGCAGATCTATTTTTCGGAGCAATAATAGAATATTGTTTCATTACTGCATATGAAAAATCATATATTTTAGTTTTATATGGATATAAAGCATAAGAATATAAAACACTATTCTTAAATTGACTGCCAAAAGACGCGCTAAACGCAGCTTGAGAAAAATTATAAAAATTAGTTTTTTTATCGACAAGAGGTATATTATTATAATATATTCCCTGTCCTAAAACAGGCGAATATCCATTTCCTATTCCAATATAATTTACTGAATTACCATCAGAATTAACAAATCCTTCTATTGGACCTTCAGATAAAACATCAACTGAAATATATTCAGACTCAGTTTCAAAGACTGTTGCTGGGTTCTGAGTGTTTCTATTTAAAAAATTAGCTACTTCAGGTCGAAGATATATTTTCATTAATTAATTACCTTGTTGAATAAATAATATTCATTAATTCATGGTTGACGCTTTCTTAATTCAATTAAAAAAGGATTGTTAATATTTTGCTCTGCCGTTAAACCATTTCCAGCAATAATAATAAAATTTAAATTATTTGCAACAATTACTGAACCGATTCTTAATCTACCGTATCCAATAGGAATTGCTACATTTCTTAATGATACGTTTTCATAATTTGTAAATAACCTGGAAACAGTTTTTATATCGGTAGGTGATTTTGGAGTCAATAATTTTGTTATCAACATTTGTATTCCAGTAGAAATCGCTAATAAAATTAAACCTATGAGTATTTCTGCTGCGCCTAGAACTAAAGGAACTATTTCAACTTTAGATTTTTTAGTTAAAATAGGTGAATTTATATACTCTGGAGGAACAACTTTTCCATCAACATAAATTATGAAATGACTAATATATTCATTTAAAACCCCTAAAGTAGATACTAATTTATTAGAATTTGCTTCAATAGCTTCAAAAATTTCTAAGATAGATAAAACATTTAAATTCCATTCTGTTTGAATGAAATTTTCGAAAACGCCATGTAATTTAACATTTACCATATTATAATTTACACCTCGTTTCTACAAACTCATCTGTAGATATATTATACAACAACATATCTATATTATGATATTTTTGATATAAAATATCTAATTTAGAAAAAGTCCTACTATCAAGATGACTATGGAAAAAATATATTATTTTGTGATTATTTTTAATATCTAAATAATCTTTTGGCGATATTAAAAAAAAATTAGCTTCATCTGGATGTTTATTTTCGACAGGTATGAAAAGAAAATCATTTAATTTCTCTACGACAAAACCGCAAACTTCTTTATGCAAATTGTTTATACTGTAAGATTTTATATCTGAAATAATTTTACTGTTTATTTTCATGTGAAAACGTAGAAGGAAAAGCTCCAAATGGAAGAGCTTTTTTATCTTGACCGTAATTTACTACATAATCTTGGAATCGCAATAAACACCCCTTTAAAGTTTTAGAACATTGATCTTGCTTCCATACGTCTGTATTCATGTCTGGTTGTTTGTTTACTATATTATCACTAATACAAACATAAAATAATTTAGGTTTATTAGCTGAAGACATTATAGATTCATTTTTCAAATCTGTAGGTACGCTTGGTATAAAATCTAAAAAGACAAAATCTCCTTTATTATAAACTGTAGAACTGCTCCATCTTCCAGAATAATTCAAACTTGTTAATCCATAATTTTCATTTTGCAATAAAGGTTTATAATTTTTCAAGAACACTTTATCATTCTCATCTGCAACAGGAACACCAACATCATAAATTCCACCCCAAACTTTATCAAACCACCATGAACTATGCAATAAACCTTGATTAGATTTCATAAAAGAAGTAGCATCCGATCTCAATCCTAACGATAAATTTAGCAAACCATCTGTTATCGAAGGTCCTAAATAATCTGCCGTATTTCCATAGTTACAACCAAAACATCTATAACCCCAAGAACAAGTATCATTAGTAACTTTTCTAGTCGGTAAATTTATATTCTGGATGTCAATTTTTGTAGCTAACTCTAATTCGACAAATTCTTTATTCTCTGATTTTTTCAAATTTATTAAAAATTTATCATATGCAATATAAGTTCTAAATGAAGATGTTCCGAACGGATTTATGCCGTCATCAAAATTAGATATGTCTAAATCTTTGGCTAAGATTTTTTTTCTTATAAAATCTTTACCTATTAAATTATTTCTATCTTTTAATACATATGATATATAATTATTTATATTAGCTATCTTCAAAGTTGGTTTAGCTTGTTTTCCATCTGACGATGATTGCAAATTAGATAGCTCACAAGGTATAAAAACGTATTCTTGATTTTGAAAAATAATATTTTTAGAAAAATTTTTAGAACCATGAAATCTTAGATATCCTTCAGAGGATTCTAATTCTAGTTCAAAAAGATCCAATACAACATAATTATCTAATTTAAAAAATGTATTCATATTAAACTCTACCCGCTATTGAAAAGATGTTAGGAAGTCTATAATTATATAAAGGTGATTTTAAATTTAATTCAGTTATCCCTTGTTCTCCAGCAAATAAATTAAAATATTCATTTACAAAATATGAATAGCTTGAATCTAATTCACTACCACTTAATAATCTATTATAAAAAGTAAAATCAAAATAATTAATACCAATAGCTCCTGTATTTGTTAGTTTTAAAGTGGTCGATTGTAAATTATTTATCAATGTATTTGCTGAAATAGGAATGGATGCATTATTAATTTGTTTTCTATTTAAAAAATAAAAGTATTCATTTTTCACTCTTCTTATTTGTAAAATAAATGGTCTATATAAACTATCAGATAAAATTTTATATACTATACCTCCAGATGTTGAAGTCGTTAAATCTATCGCGCTACCTCCATTTGTTTTAGATATCTGAAATGTATTTGATGTCTTGTTTATTATATAATAAACCTCCTTAGTATATGGACTAACCATATCGTATTGATTGATTCCATTTGGTAAATTATCACCTATAAAACCAACGATATCCCCATTTAATAAATCATGATTTTGAGTAGTTGTTATGTAATTCGTGCCAACATCAACACTAGAAATTTCACATAACGATTGTAATTGCTTGCATATTTTATAATAATTAAAATTACCTTTTAATTGATCTATCTTCAATTTTCCAGATTTAGAAACATCTTGTTGATTTTGCAAACATGTATTTTTATAAAAAAATGATAAATTTTCTTTTGGATATGTAGTATACTGTAAAGGATCAAATTTGTTTATAGAAAATTGATTCGTAGTAATGTTGCTATTATTTGAACTTAAACACCAATCGAACAAAGATGCATAAAAAGTTTGTTCTATAGAAGGATCAGTAAAATTGTCAAAACTGCATATTAAAAATAAATCAAAATCAACTGAATTTATCGAAGAAGTAAAATCTACTTTTAGAAATTGATTATTTTTTAAATTAACCGTTTTATAAGACAAAGAACCTAAATTTTTATAATTACTAATATAAGAGCCTTCGTTTGCTCCTGTCGTATTTGTAAGCACATAAGATCCAGAACCAGTCCAAGTTTTAACCAAAGGAGTATCAGATGCAGATATGCCATTTTGATCAAATCTGAAAATATAATCAGATGGCAAAGTATTATTATACAAACTGAAATTCACTGTGGCGTTTGAATAAATATCGACCATTTTACCAGCTTGTCTATTATTCTGTAAAATATTTATAGGATAAAAAACACCAAAATTAGCAAAAGATAAAGGACTTAGAAATCCTTGTGTTTGAAGTTTTTTGCTGGAAGAGTTATTTGTATAATAATTTGATTCTGGTATGTATGAAGTGATACCATTAAAATTAGAATATATTATATTTGCACAACCCATTTCTCCGTATCCCATATATGGATTTCCAATTGCGCTTGCAAAAAAAGATTCTGAAACAGCTCCTCCAAAACCAGTATTTGTAAAATATAAATACCAATACCACCATTTTCTATTGACCTGAGTATCTAATAAATAATTTTTTGGCAATGTTCCATTACATGGTATATATTGACTATATAATAAACCGTCATTTATGGTATCATAAAAATAATATCTTCCTATTCCTAATGTTATAGGAGTGTAAAGAAATCCAGCTTTTCCACCTCCTGAACCAGAACATATTTTTGGACTACTTTGTGTATTTTTGTTGATTATTTGAGGATTACTTAATTTACTATATAAATTATATTTTATATCAGTTCGCTCATTTTGATTTATTAGTGTTTTAGCTTTTAAACTAATGGCAGGACCGCCGTTTGTTGAATCTGAATATTCTGAGCTGTTTAAAGCTTTTGGAATAACTAAATCATTATTTGTTGTTGCAAGCCATTGATTAATGTTAAATCTATCGTTAAAATATAAATTCGAACCATCCCCTATTCTGCCTCTTATTTCTGTTGAGGATGGTATATAAAAATTAATACATGTTGGTGATCCCGCTGGAGAACCAGTAAAATTAAGAAATGAACCATTTAAATCGATAGCTCCTTTAGATAAATCCTTTGATTCAAAAATTGTATTTTCAGGTAGATAAACATTAATTTCAGAGTACGGACTGAAATCAGGGCTGCCTAAATTATATTCTATTAATTTAGAATATAAATCATAAGTATAGTCAAACCACATATTACTTGGAGTAATGTAAAAATCGAAAGGTTTCTTTTCTATTTTTATATTTATTGGTGTTCCAGAATATCCAAGAAAAACTTCATTAGAAACTTGCTGATTAACGTAATCTACACCACTAGCATAAACTGAAACCCCAGTATTTCCTACCGAAAAAGTAAACAATCTGGCATAATATTCTGTTTCTGTAGATAGAGCGTTGTAGTTATCTCTATCCAATCTAAAATATATGTCATTATCACTAAATCCATAATATGTGGAAAATTTAGGATTCTGATTTGTATTTTCAGCTATATTTATTTCTTCAGTATATAATATCGAAGAAAAATTAGAATTTGATGATAGTTGTAAACCATAGCCAGTTATAAAATAATTATGCAAATTATCTCCAGATATTCCTGTAGGATTTTTCCAATAAAAATCATAATATGGACCTAAAAAATTAGAAACGACTCTAAAAGATCTAGCGTTTCCTCCAGTAATATTTGTTAATCTTGTTCCTGTTAGATTCAATGTAATATCTCCGCTTGGATCGATTGATCCATCTTCAATTGAAACAGAAGATATAGTTATATCTGTTATTTCATCCGTGCCAACAGAAATTGTTGGTTTATATAACACATCAAACACATCATACGAGCTTGCTTCAATAGCTATGGAATTTACTGATAAATTAAAATTAGTA